AGCCATAATCTATACCCCCCTATTTCCAGATGGCATGGGCTTCAGGCATTTGCCATTCCATACCAGCTTCAGTTTGAATTAAGTCAACCCTACGATCAACACCACTATTTTCAAGCGTTTGAACACCAACATAAATCGCAGTATCACGATTTATTCCGTTACCAACGAGAGGTCGGTATTTACAGTATTTCATGTTGACACCAAGCATCTTTATTTGCGTTCCGTCTAAGTGAACATTACGAGACACATTCATAACACCATAAGGAGTATAAATCTGTGTAATATCTACACCAAAGACGTTCTTTTTGCCACCAATTTCAAAATTAGATACGCCTGCAAAATGATTCGCAGAACCAGCATCTGTTTTCTTAACATTAGCAGTAAAATATCCACTTAGTTTATGCAACCAATTATATACATCGGTTGGTACCATAAACAATGTCGCGTTTGCATTATTATGTCTTGGGTCTAAGAACTGTGACATATCATCAAGAAAATCATCTTGAGCTTTTGAGCCAGTACCACCCATACCAGAACCAGAGAAAATATTCCCATAATTGAGAATAAAATCAGAAGCTCCTTGAGTGTACTGTACATCGTCAACAGATGCTTGAGAACCAAACAGTAGTGAAGTTTCAATATCCCACTTGTGTTCAATCAGCTTTTCACGCCAGATTCGAGCAAACTCATTTGGTTCATACTTTAGAACGGTAGCACGTGTAGTGTTATCCATTGCCAACGCAGTTTTCCAAATTTGAGTAAGTCCAAAACCAGTCGAGAAAGGTTGATCTTTCCAAGTCTCTGGGTAGCCTGTACCTTGACCGTGAGCATTACCTACAACATACGACCTAGCTTTTTCAAGTACATTAGCTATGTTAGCACTGTAAACAGTACCAAGTGGGTCATCCCCACAATAACTTGCTAAATACTTAATAGTAGTCGCACTTGTAGCTTTAACAATCGTTCCAGTAACTGGAGTCCAGTATGCTGTTCTTGCTCCATCGTCTTCTGCAGCTCCATCCGATAAATCGTGGAAAGTTACAGAACCACTTTCATTAGCATGAACAGTATCAACACGAACAAGGATGTAATCATCTACATCATTAGACGTAACTGCTGCTCCAGTTGACATTCCACCAGCATCGGTATTACTCAAGTTGACCTTTAAAATTTGGTCTTCTATGAAAAATCCCGGCTGGGTTCCTGACTGTCCAACAAGTACGTCATTGGCTGAATTGCCAATAGCGCTCCCAAGATTACCACTAGATTTATAATCAGTAGCCATCAGGAGTTTTACTTGTTGACCTGTGGAAGTAGATAAAGATGCGTCACCAGTAGTTTTCAATTCAGCTTCAGTAAAAACATTGGAGCCAGAATCATAGCCAATTACATATGCATAACGCTTATGATAAGAAGGTCTACGTTCTGTGAATTTGAACTCTGGGTCATCGGTAGGCTTTTTGGCAACTTTAGATACAAATCGGAAGAAAGGGTCTTGAGCAATGTTTAGCTCAGAAACTCTATCTCCAAAATTGTATTTTCGTCTAAGGTCACCTGTGTCTTTTGAAGTACCATCAGACCACGTTGCTACATCTGAATAAGTACTTGCACCAAATACATCAGCCATTTTATCACCTTTTTAGTTAATTGTTAAAAACTTAAAGTATTATTAAATACTAAAAGCTTTTTCTAATTCACCGTCAGAACCTAAGATGGCTTCAAATACTCTGTCGTCAGTTGATTTCTCGACCTGTGCTCCGCCAGTAGTAGCAAGAGAACCAGGAATTTCTTGAACCTCACGCATTTTATCGTGTATTTCCTGTCTTGTACTGTTAGCTATTTTCTCATCACGATTACCGCGATTCATTAGATAATAAATATCTTCAAGCTCTAGTGACTTGGATTTTGCGAAATCTACAAAAGTAGACCACTCTTCGTCAGACATCTCATGTGTCTGTCTAAAACTGGTTTCCTTTGCTAATCTATGATTCTCAGTCCTTTGTCCTGCAAGCTCTTTTCCAAGCCTACGTTGGACAATACCATCAATCGTAGCTCCAAGCACTTTTGCCGAATCCGAATCTGGAGTCGAAAAAGCGTCATCAGCGTCAAACACGAAATCCTCTGGAAGTTTGAGTCTTTCAGCCATATTTTGAGGTGTCTGACCACCACCCTCAAAATAATTACGAACATGTGTAATTAAATTGGGGTCGTCTCGCATAGCGTCAATGATTGGCATATAAGGTTGCAGCTCTTGAAGCTGGCCGTTTAACCTTTTTGCCTCTCTACTTGAATCACTATACCTCTTTTTAATAGTCTCCACATCACTGTTAGAGACTTCCAATTGAACTTCACTTGGGCTCGATAGTGTATTATCACTACTTATATTCGAGGTTGATGGCGAAGGTTCGTCTATAATACCAGAATTGACACTATCGTCCAGCGCAGCAAAAAAGTCGTCAGACACGTTGTCAAGTTCAGTTTGTGAGTTATTACGTTCGGGGGCCATATCAGCGTTACCTACTTGTTCCTGACTCATAATTGTTTCCTTTCATTTTAATTAAGTTATCACGAAAAATAATATAAACAAAATATTATTTTGCGGGTGGCTCTTGTCCAAGGTTCTCCCTCATCTCATTCTTTATCTTCTCAAATTCAGATTTAAGAATACCTCTGAAAAGTTTTTGCTGGGCTTCTGTTTCAAGAACATCTTTTCGTATCTCGTTGCCAGCCTCTCCTACCTTCATTCTAATTCCAGCTTGCACAAGTTGGCGTTCTAATGTTTCAATAGTCCCTTCTTTATCTTTTAATGCTTCCTGCATTGATGAAACCTGTCCTTGTAATTGCGAATACATTGACTTTCTTTCAATAACTGACTTTTTATTTCTAATGTCAGTTTCTGCTATCATAGCTATATCATCAATCAACCCAGCTTGGAACCACCTAAAGTATTCTTCTAGTAATGCCCACCTATTAATAGGCATTGTAGCTCCAGATACAATTCTTACATCAAATCTTGCAGCTGCATAGTCTCTATATTTACCTATTGCTTCACCATAATCATTATATACTGGTATATTAATCTTTACTTCTTTCTCTTCTTGTGGTGATTGACCTGCTTCTGGTTGTACAATTCTAAACACCTTTTCTACTGAATAATGTTTTTGAGCTACTTGTTGAAATACTCTCCCCAACTGTTCTAAACAAGGCTCCACTATACTGCCCATCCAAGCCTTTAGCCTTCTTGTACCGAACTCATCATTCGCAAGTAACCCTCTATACGTCTCTGGTTGGTCTTTAGTAAACCCCATCATAGCTGATGGCACACCACTTATATACTCAGAATCAGCCTTACCTTCTTGTGTAATTGTATAAAATGCATTGTTTATAGGAGCTGGTAATATAGGAGTTGGAGGATTAAATCCCTGTCTATACTTTAATAAAGCACCAGGAGAAGACGAATACTGCTCCCACTCTTCCTCAGGAACAGAACCTTCCTCATACATCCATCTTAAATTAGATGCTAAGTTGGCATTGTGTAACATAATTTGATGAGCCTTATTAATCTCCTGCTGTTTACCAATAAGAGGTACGACCGCACTCATTGGATATGGTGTTCCACTATACATGTATGGTATTGGAACTATAGGATACTCATAAATTGGTAAAGTATATTCATACAAAAATACATCGTCACCAACTGTACAAGTTAATATAACCCTATTCTCATAAAATTTTATTGCATCAATAATATTCTTTTGAATATTTTCGTCTGAAGCAATTATCTGATAATCTTTCTCAGTCATTATCTGTTGTGTCGTAGTGCTGGCTTCTTCCGCTGCTTGAGCCATCATTTCCATCTCATACTCTTCCATAACTTGAGTAGCTTTCTTAGCAGCTTTCTCCATCTCTAATTTTGCCCTAGATGGTATCATCTGTCCAGACTCTGCGGCTTGCTGTATTTTAAGTTTAGTTTCTTGTAGACCAACTTGTATCTCTTTGCGAAATTCTTCAATACTATCACGTACTTCTGACTTTATTAGAGCAATTTCAGCTGGAGTTGGTCTCACTATCATAAATACATTTCTATATGCAAACTTCTTTTTAGAATATGTCTCATAATATGGAATAATGTCTTCGTCTTCAGCGTCCAAACTAACACCCATTGTAATATCTTCTGGTTGGGTGCTGAAAGATTCATTTGTGTCTCTTTGAGAATATGACACAACCTCTGTACTTCTAGCTACCTTCTTTATCTTTGATTCATGATCAGGAAGCATGTTTATTAAACTTGACCTTGAAAGATTCTTTTTTATAGTTATAAATGTAGCATCCCTAAATAAGAAGTCCCTACTTGCAGGGTCTACATATACATCATAAGGCTCAATCCTACTGAACATTACATCGCCCATTCCACGATCAGCATCTCTATCTACATCTACAAGAAAGTAACCGATACCTTTTGTAAGTGCATCAAGAGCAACCTGACTATATAAGGACTTTCCATTAGATAAATACCAGCAATAATCTGCAATCTCAGAATGAACCTGAGCTGTATCTACATCATCGCCAGTAGACCCTACTGCCTTCCATCTTGGATTATTTGCAGTAACAAAATATTTCATTATTTCAATAATAGGAGTAACCCTATTAATTGTAAATGTTGGCATACCAGCTTCTTCTAAGGCGTCCACTTCATTTTTAGATAACTGCTCATTCAAATAAAAATCAAAGCCTTTTTGGCTAAGAGTTTGCCACCTCTGCCTGTGACTATTGTTAGCCTTTTCCCAAAGCTGTTTGTTTATTTGTGCTTTTTTCTTGTGGCTATTTCTTGGCACTATAACCCCATCCTTCCTTCAACTTTACTTACTCTTAAATCAAGAGAATTAACATCTTCAAAAAAATCAATAGATTCATGTGAATCAATTTCTAATAACATTAATCTATTATCTATGGATTCTAAGACCTCAAATATGTGAGATACTGCATCCTCAACTTTAGTCGACTTCTTAGATTCCTTTTTCTTTTCATTCATTTTATTTTCCTTTATCGTAATTCCACATGAACTAAATCATCAAAGTTATTATCAGCAATCTCGCCATCAGAGTCCCAGTCTCCACCCCAACGGACTTTTATTCCAATTTGGTGACCTATACCTCTCAACATTCCCCCCATATAATGAAATCGATCCCTATCCTCCCAATTAATTGGATAAGGAGCAAGATCAACAGCTTTTCCTTCAATGTGTTTAGAAAACCTTGTTTTAGATTTTCCTTCTTTTAATAGAGTCTCCTGACGTTCCTTGCTCCTCAATCCCTCAATAATGGAAACATCCATTATCTTTATTAGTTCATTAAGAACTTTAACAAGATTGGAATCAACGCCTACCAGTCGAGACTTTGAACGCTTACCAAATTTCGGCATAATTTTCCCTTAATCAATTTATT